ACATCCGCTCAAAACTTTACCCGGACTTGTCTGGGAGGAAGAATTGATCAAACGGAATCTGACAATTACCGAATTCAAAGACTCCATGTCTGCCAAATTCATTGATCTGATTTCTTCCAAAGATCCGCTCCGGTTCAAGGCTCTCAAATCTGCCATTGGTTATCTGATGCACCGGCATAAGGACAGATCCATCAACAAAGCTGTCATCCTGATGGACGAACAGGTGTCAACTGAGCCTAACGGTGGAACCGGAAAATCCATGATCGGACAGATGCTCAAGAAAGTTCGCGGCACCATGTGGATTGATGGGCGTTCCTTCAAGTGGGACAAATCATTCCTGTTCCAGCGATACCGACCATGGCACTCCGTCATCAACTTCGATGATGTTGAAGCGTGGTTTGATTTTGGGAAATGCTATGTGATGCTTACTGAAGGTGTCACAGTGGAACGCAAGGGCCGCGATGAAGTCATGACGGACTATGCCGATTCTCCGAAATTACTGATCTCAACCAACTATGTTGTCCAGGGGAATGGTCAGTCAAATGAACGTAGAAGAATTGACTTCGAAATAGCCCCACATTTTAACGCAAATCATCAGCCGAAGGATGAGTTCGGAAAAAAGTTTTTTGAAGACTGGAGCGCACAGGAATGGGCTCAATTCGATTCATTCATGATTGACTGTTGCAGGCTTTATATGAAAGAAGGTCTACTGCAACCACCGGGACAGAATCGGGCTCTCAGGATGCTTATTCAGGTCACGGCACCGGAATTCCCGGACTGGATGGATTCGTACTTCACGGAGTTGCGAAAGTACCAGGCCAACGAAGTTTCTGTCGGCAAAAAGGAAATGTACCAGGAGTGGATTTCATACATCGGATGGTCTGATAAAGACCTCTCCGAAAAGAAATGGAAGAAGTGGTTGGACTCCTATGCACGGTATTCAGGCATCACCATTGCAGAGGAAAGAGTTGGCAATATTGGAGCAAGAGAGCGAAAATGGGTATTTACGTTCCCATCGGTGTCCAGCATTGGTGTCCAAGATGTCCAGCATTGCAAAAGTGGTGTAACGCATTCAGAATCAGAGGATGATCTCCCATTTTAGTCCACGTGTCCACCTTTTTTCGCAATTGCTGTCAAAACCATAGTGGATTGTACTTTTCATATATGATATATATCAGTTTCTACGAAAAGTACAATAACACACAAAAAAGAGAGAAATAGAGAAAAAAGGTGGACACAAATTTCAAAACCTTCATAACTAACACGAATACAATGAATTACAACGAAATCAAAGGTGGACACAAAGGTGGACACAAAAATACAAAGCTGGACACGACATTATCCTTGTCCGAAGATGCACTTCAGCAAAAGTGCGTCATGTGGTTCAAGAACACTTTCCGGCCCATCCGGAAGCTGCTCTACATGAATCACAACTCAGGCCGTAAGACCATGATGTCCGCAACCACCGATGTCGGTCTGGGACTGACGAAAGGAATTCCTGATCTGTTCCTGGCAATCCCTCAGGAGTGGCCCGGACATCACGGATTATACATCGAAATGAAGGCAATTGGTGGTAAGGTATCAGATGATCAGGTGGAAGTTATGAAGCTACTGACTGAGCAAGGATATCTTTGCGGTCTAATTTCTACCTTTGAGGACTTTCAGGATTTGATCAATACCTACCTTAAATCAACTCGATATGGAAGCCAGACTCACTAAAAGACAGGCTTTGTTTGCGGAGGAATTCGTAAAAGACCGAAACGCAACACAGGCCGCAATTCGTGCCGGATACAGTCCGAAAACAGCCAATGAACAGGCGACAAGGCTGTTAGCCAAAGTCAGTGTGAAGTCTGAGGTCACCAAACTGAGCAAGCAAGTGGCCAAACGGAACAATCTGACTTCTGATCGGCTCGTCCGGGAATACAAGTCTCTTGCCTATTCGAACATCACCAACTACCTGGATGAGAACGGAAACATCGCACTGCATCAGCTCAAGACACTGCCAAAACACCTATCTGCTGCAATCGAATCTGTTCAGACATCCACCACCACCAATCCGAAGACAGGCGAAGTGACGGTGCATGTGAAAATCAAACTTTACTCCAAGACAACGGCACTGGAAGCCATTGCCAAACACCTTGGATGGTTCGAGAAGGACAACCTGCAACAACCGGCATCGGTGATCAACATTCAGCCTCCGGTGATCATCAACATCCAGCGAGACGCACGAAAGGAGAATCCGACCATTGACATTGATTGAAATGAGCCCGAAAAATAGACAACAGATCCTGGAAAAAACGCACGGTAGATGTGCATATTGTGGCATTGATTTGAAAGGAAAGTTTCAGGTAGATCATTTGGAGCCTCAAAAACCTTGGAAGAAACATCCGGAAGGATTTGATGTCAATCATCCAAACAACCTGTTTGCATCCTGCCAATCTTGCAACAACTACAAATCAAGCTACCCACTTGAATTGTGGCGTAAGATGTTGACTGAATTGGTAACGGTTCAGTTGCAGCGAAGCAGTCAGTACAAAATAGCCCTACGATTTGGATTGGTGCAGGAAAAGTCAATTGAAGTAAAGTTTTATTTTGAAACCCTGCAAACTGCATGATGAATAACCCTGTCGACTCCTGCTCAGAACCTCAGAAGGACATCATCTTCAGCTCCTATCCTGTAAACCTGTTTATGGCAGGTCAGGGAGGCGGAAAGACGCACTGTGCTGGAATTGTCAGCTATTCCCTGATCTCTGAATACCAGATGTCAACCGGTCTGATTGCGGCCAACACTCACAGTCAGCTGAACCGGTCCACTCTCAACCGTGTCATCCAGGTGTGGCGTGATGAGTTTCAATGCAAAGAATACAATGAAGTCACTGGCGAAGGTCACTTCACCATCGGCCGGATACCACCGAATCATTGGAACGTTGGTCACCATGCGTTCAAGGATTACAACAACATTATCAGTTTCTCATGGGGTGCGGTGATCTATGTCGGATCCTTGGAGAACTACAAAGCACTTGACGGCATCGAGATTGATTGGGCGATTCTGGATGAGACAAAGGACACAAAGGAGCAAGCCGTGAAGGAAGTGATCACCGGACGACTCCGTGGAAAGGCAATGCCGTTCAATCCGCTCTACATCTTCACGTCACCGGCGAAGGTGCCGTGGATCAACGAATGGTTCAGCCTGGACCTGTTTGTTGACGAGATTAACGCTCAGATCCATTCGGAGACAACCTATTTCCGGAAGGCAGTCGGGAACAAGTTCGTGACCATCAGCTCGACCTACCACAACAAAAAGAACCTGCCACCGGATTACATCAGCAACCAGATGTCCAACCTTCATCCAGGACTTCAGGACATGCTAATCTATGGAAACCCATTCTCCAAAGCAGGCGGTGAGGCATACAAATTCTATTCCCGTCAGAGGCAGGTCGGCAAGCTCAGGTACAATCCGGACCTGCCGATCTTCGCATGGTTTGACTTCAACGTCAACCCATTCATGACTTGCCGTATCTGGCAGATCGAGACCACCGATGATCCGCGATTCCCACACGGGCTCCGCAGGTGCTACAACATTGGCGAACTATGCCCAAAAAACCCGGACAACAGCACACCAAAGACCGCCAAGTTGCTCAGGAACTGGTTGCAGGCCAAAGGTCATTCATCCGGCCTGTTCATCGGTGGTGATCCTGCCGGGAAATCGCAGGACACCAAGATGGAAAAGGGTCAGAATGATTTCACCATCATCATGAAGGAGATGGGATCATCCGGAGGCCGCGATTTCCATCCGGTTCTGAAGCTGGACTCCAAAGCTCCGCCGGTGGCAATGCGATTGAACTGGATCAACACGATTCACGAACGCACCAACGATCCATCACAGGATCCGTTCCAGGGCATTGAAATTTACTTCGATGAGTCATGCACCAACGGCATCAATGATTACACGTACCTGAAGGAAGCCAGTGATGGGACCAAGCTGAAGGAAAAGGTTCAGGATCCGGACACGAAGGTGAGCTATGAGAAGTATGGTCACTGTTCGGATGCTGACGAGTATTTCTTTTGTAAGATTTTTGAGCGTGAATTCGCTG